TTAGAAAAAAAATACAACTGTGAATGCTTTGTAAATTTAGACAGCTATCTTACACGGCCAATAACACAGATGTATATAGAGTTGAGCGCAATCAAAAAAGATAATTATACAGTCAATGATAGACTATTTTTTTACTCGCTGGCACCAACTAACAAAGACTTAGTTTTCCACTTACAAAAAACAATCACAGCATTAGATATACCTAATTACTTTGTACAAATTATATCTAATCAAACAGATATGGTACAACTGCTAACACAAGCCCGGCGCCAATATGTACCAGATCAAGATCCTATCACAGTGGTATCTTGCACTGATGAATCAATAGCACAGCCTGCACAGAGTACAAATTTTAACATCCCGGACACAATTTGTGTAAATCCCTGGATCAATTTGTTTTTGAATACAGACGGATCTGCCAACCCCTGTTGCATATATTCAGATCGTACTCAGCAGTTAAACATTAACACGCAGTCTTTTGATGAAATAATGAATTCACAACCGCTTAAGGATCTGCGTAAACAATTGCTTGAGGGTGAGAAAGCAGCTGGATGTCGTATTTGCTGGGACGAAGAAGTATACAACAAACAAAGCAAACGTCTACGAGACAACTATGTATTCAAAGATGCGCTTGGTATGATTGATTGGAATCAAATTGACAATCTAGCTCTACAATCTTTAGATATCAAACTGGGCAATATTTGTAACTTGGCCTGCAGAATCTGTTCGCCAGATCAAAGTACAACAGTAAACAATCAGGTAAAAAATAACGTACAACTACAATCGTTTTACAAACCCATTAATCTAAATACCAATTGGGTACAAAATAGTAACTCAACATTTTGGAATGATATGAAGTCAGCTAAAGACTCATTGACATATGTTCAATTTGAAGGCGGGGAGCCTTTGTTGGTCAAACGGCATTTTGAGATTCTGAAATTTTATGTGGCAGAAAATACAGCCAAGAACATGTGTTTGCACTACAACACTAATGGCACTATTTTTCTGGCAGATCGAATACCGTTGTGGAATCAGTTTAAACACGTGGAATTTACACTCAGTATTGACAATCTAGGGAAAAAATTTGAGTATGAAAGATATGGAGCATCTTGGGACGCAGTCTGTGCCAACATACTCGAGTATGCTAAATTAGACAGATCAAAATTCACAATAAATGTGTCGTGTACGCTGTCAGCATTAAACTTGGCCAATGCATATGATCTTTATGTTTTTTTTAAAAATCTTAACATTCCAATTGAGTATAATATTTTGAATCAGCCGGCTGATATGAGTATCAATGTTTTGACACAGGATGCAAAAAAATATATACTTTCTAAGATTGGAAATACTGAAGATTCTGAATTTAGAAACAAAATTGATCCAGTAATTAAGCAATTATTAAACAATAACAATAATTTATTAGACAGATTCATTAATAGGACTCAAACAGTTGATGAATTAAGGCAACAAAAATTTAGTGATGTATATCCTGAATTATATAATTTTTTAAGGAAACAATAATCATGGCCAAACCATTTGACGTCTCAAAATTTCGTAAAAGTATTACAAAAAGTATTGACGGTATCTCCGTTGGATTCAATGACCCAACCGACTGGATCAGCACAAACAATTACGCTCTTAACTACCTTATATCTGGAGACTTTAACAAGGGTATTCCAATGGGTAAAGTTACTGTGTTTGCTGGAGAGTCTGGTGCAGGTAAAAGTTTTATCTGCTCAGGAAATCTTGTCAAGAACGCACAAGAACAAGGTATATATGTTATTCTTATCGATACTGAAAACGCACTCGACGAGGCCTGGCTTCACGCACTTGGCGTCGATACTTCTGAAAACAAGCTTCTCAAACTCAACATGGCAATGATTGATGATGTTGCCAAAATGATCACAGAGTTCGTCAAAGAGTACAAAACATTACCTGAAGATCAGCGTCCCAAAGTGTTAATCGTGTTAGACAGTTTAGGTATGTTGCTAACACCAACTGATGTCAATCAGTTTGAAGCTGGTGATTTGAAAGGTGACATGGGCCGTAAGCCTAAAGCACTAACAGCACTTGTTCGTAACTGTGTCAATATGTTCGGTAGCTTAAACATCGGACTAGTTGCTACTAACCACACATACGCAAGCCAAGACATGTTTGACCCAGATGACAAGATCTCGGGTGGACAAGGCTTTATCTATGCAAGCTCGATCGTGGTTGCAATGAGGAAACTCAAACTCAAAGAAGATGAAGATGGCAACAAGATTTCAGAAGTCAAGGGTATTCGTGCAGCTTGCAAGATCATGAAAACTCGCTATGCCAAACCGTTTGAAAGTGTACAGGTCAAGATTCCGTATGAGTCTGGTATGAACCCGTATTCGGGCCTAGTTGACATGTTTGAGGGCAAAGGTTTGTTGCAGAAAGAAGGCAACAGTCTTAAATACACGCTAGCAGACGGTACAGTAATCAAGCAGTTCCGCAAAGCATGGGAACGCAACGACGATGGGTCTCTTGATAAAGTTATGGAAGATTTTACAAAGTATCCCCATAAAGACACTGCCGCTGTTCAACTAGAAGAGGAAACAGTAGAATGAGCATTGACGTAGAAGTTCTAATTGAAACTTACATAACATTAAAAGAGTATATTCCGGCCAAAGAGCGCCAAGCTGCTGCTGACAATTTAGTCAGCATGTTAGTGGATAATTTAAGTGACAAAGAGTTACGTGAATTTGGTGGCTCTGATAGTTATACTAAAAGAGCCTTGGATGAATATTTACAAGATGAAGATTTAGAAGATGAATCTGAATACGATGAATAATGTGGTATAATAAAATAGTTTCTGATTTAGGCTGTATACCAGACTTCATAAATTATTACGAAGGTGAACTAGTGCAGGCAAAATATGATACAGCTATTAAAGGCAACCTAGAAAAGTCCACCGCCGCCTTACCGGGCATTACGGAGCATAGGTTCAACCAGCTGCAGGAAATTGAAGCTGTACTTAATTATCTTAATATACAACTTCGTAAGATACGACGCAAACACTTTCAGAAATATCTTGAAACCTACGCTCGTTCGTTATCGTCGCGGGACGCAGAAAAATATGTAGATGGCGAAGACGAAGTCATTGATTACGAAACTATTATCAATGAAGTTGCGTTACTTAGAAATCGATGGCTTGGTGTCATGAAAGGTCTTGAAAGTAAAAACTTTATGTTAGGTCATGTTGTTCGTTTAAGAACAGCAGGTATGGAAGATGTTACTCTTTAAAATATTAAAAAATGTCTTTGTTTAAACATTCCCAAGCAAGTTTTCAGCATACACAGTTCATTCGAGATTTATTGTATCAATACGATAGTTTTTTAGATAGTCTCGAAGTTGTTGCTGATTTTGGCTGCGGCGAAGGTCTTGATTTAGAATGGTGGGCTACTCTTGAAACTAGAGACGATCCGCCTGAACCAAGAAACTATCTTTGTTATGCAGTGGACAAAAACGTAAAACAAATACAAAAAGAAGTAGTAAATTTACCTAATGTAAAATTAGTAGAAGCAAATTTGGAAGACCCAGATAGATTTATTCCAAGACAAATTGATCTGGTTTGGTGCCACGATGTTTTTCAATACATGACAAATCCTGTTTATACACTACGTCAATGGAATGAAATGATGAGTGTAAATGGAATGTTGATTATGAGTGTTCCGCAAGCAGTTCACTACGAACACAATAGATTAAATCATAATAGCTATAACGGTTGGTATTTTAATCACAATGTTGTAAACTTGATGTACATGTTAGCAGTCAACGGCTTTGATTGCCGGGACGCTTACTTTTACAAAGATATCAATGATATGTGGTTGCATGCGGCTGTTTACAAAAGTGATATACCGCCAATGGATCCACAAACTACTACATGGCACGATCTTGTTGATGCTGATTTAGTAAATGAAAGTGTTAAGCAATGTATAAATCGCTTTGGATATGTAAAGCAAGATTCTATACTTACAACCTGGCTCAATAAAGATTACTATAGAATACGAGAATGAAAATAGTTCTTGCGACTGGTGGGTTTGATCCTCCGCATTCGGGACATATCTCTTATCTTAACCACGCCGATCATTTGGGCGATTGGCTAATTGTTGGTTTAAATTCAGATTCTTGGCTTACCCGCAAAAAGGGAAGACCTTTTATGACATGGCATGAACGCATGACAGTTCTTGATAATTTGCATATGGTTGATAGGGTAATTTCGTTTGATGATGCAGACGGTACTGCTTGTGATGCTATACGTCAAGTAAAAGAAATGTTCCCCGGAGAGAAAATTATCTTTGCAAATGGTGGTGATAGAACTGAAGACAATATTCCTGAAATGACGTTTGAAGATGTTGAGTTTGTTTTTGGTGTGGGCGGAGAAAACAAACTCAACAGCAGCAGTGATATACTCCGGCGCTGGAGTTCTATTGAAGTAGAAAGATCCTGGGGAAGTTACACGGTACTCAACGAAATACCTGGGGCCAAAGTAAAAACATTAACAGTGCAGCCCGGACAAACACTCAGTATGCAACGTCATCAATATCGTAGCGAATATTGGATGGTTACTGATGGCACTTGCATGATTAACATGGCGCTTCCTGGTGATTTAAATAACCCGCCCAAAATCTTAAGCAAATATGATGAATGGCGAGTACCACGAAATACCTGGCATCAACTTACAAATCCTTTTACACGACCTTGCACTATTGTTGAAATTCAATACGGCGAGCAATGCATCGAGGATGATATTGAAAGATTAGATACCGCTAGTCAAGCAGCGCAAGTATAGATCTGCTTGTCTTTGTCTTGCTTCGATAATTGCTTGTATTATTTTACGCATTTGAAATCCAATTTTTATGATTTTGGTATGTGTATTGCTGTAACAACTGTTCAACATCTGCAGCAGTTTTTGGGTTTCTTGATTCGATATATTGTTCAACATCACTTTTATGAGCGAAACAGTTTTGTAAACGTTTCACTAGACTTTTACAGTCCATCTTTGATCTCCTTGTGGGTGTGTAGTATTTATTGCAATGCAACATGAATTAACAGAATATAGAAAACCGGTAAATATGTTATTATGCGCGATCTTATAAACATCATCCTTAACGAAGTGACCCTAAGCAAATACGGCCCAGGGCAAAAATTTATTATTAGCAACAGTCAAGCCGGGCAAGCATTAACCAATTATCTAAATAGTCAAGGACTAACCGTTGTTGGTCCCATTGAATTAACAAATAAATCTAAAGGCAACGAATCTTTAGCAAGCAGAGGCGAAACAATAGTACAATTTGGTCAAGGCCAGGATGTGTACGAGTTTAGAACAGAAGATGATGTTTATTTTTATATTCGTGGAACTACAAGTGCAATTGAAGGTGCTTTAAATCACAGCAAAGAAGCAGCTATTA